GTCACTACGTTCCCTAGATGTAAAATAAAAACAAAGGTAATAAAATAAAGTACGTTCTTTAAGTACAATAAAATATTATTTCAGTGTATAACAAATATAATGGCGGCCATTTGTCCAAACCCATCAGTTGTTAATCCATTACAAAGTACAGGGTTTATTCTCAATATTGCTAAGATTCCTGAAATCTCATTTTGGTGTAAGAGTGTAACTATTCCTTCTATTACATTGGGAGAAGCTACTCATGAGACCCCATTTACTGTTCTCTATCAACCTGGAACTCGCCCTGAGTTTACAGGGCTCAATGTTAGCATTTTAGTGGATGCTGAAATGAACAATTATGCTGCGATGTATGAATGGATGACTTTAATTGGGTTTGCAGAAACAACAGATGATATTAATCAATGGAAGCGACGTTTTATTGATCAGAGTGGGAAAAATGATGCTAACATTCCTCCTCTTGTTAGTGATGGCTTTCTTGATATTATTGGTGGTAACCAAAAGCCTGTACGTCGTTTGAAGTTTCGTGATATGTGGCCAACTAGCATTGATGGTTTTGAAATTTCAGAAGACACAACAGAGACAACATATTTGACTTTTCAGGTATCATTACGATTTACAGGAAAACCAGTTTTGACTGATTTTCTTCAGTTGCCATCTCAAGTTGTATAATGTATTGTGAAACTTTTTATGGGTGTTTGACAAAGTGAGTGTTGTTGAAGAGATTATTGAACAATGGGAAATTGACGCCGCCATTGATCCAACAGATATTAAAGGTGAAAGCATTCGAACACCGATATTACATGCAAAATATGTGCGAATGTTAGCCGTGTGGAAAATTAAACAAACTAATTTAAAAATCAAATTGAATGAAGTACGGCAAGAAAAGACTCGATATTATAATGGTGAAATGTCATTAGAGGAATGTAAAGCTAAAGGTATTGATCAATATCAAGGGTTGAAGCCTGTACGTGCAGTACTAGAGCAAATGTTAGCAGCTGATAATGACGTCACTAAGGTACAAATGCAGATGGAAGCAGTTGATACTACTGTATACATTATTGAATCTATTCTTAAAGCAATTAGTGCACGAGATTTTCAAATTAGCAACTATATTAAACAACAGGCTTTTATGGCTGGAGAACATTAATATCCAGTTAAGATGACATTTAAGACATGAGTGAAATTTACGTAAAAAAGATTAACGAGACTGAATTAGTTGTTGATGGTGATCGTGGCGCACTTCAAGAGATGAGTGAGTATTTCAGTTTTTTTGTCGAGTCTGCAAAATACAGCCCTCAATTTAGAAATCACGTTTGGGATGGACGTATTCGTTTAGTCAATCTTCGCAATAATACTACACTTGTTGGTCTTTATGCACATATTGTTAAGTTTTGTGCTGATCGAAATTATACTTTTATTGATCAAACTGAAGAACATTTAAAACCTCATATTGATGATATTAGTCAATTTGAACAATGGGTACAATCGTTAAAACTACCATTCGAGCCTCGTGAGTATCAGTTACGAGCAGCAAAGTACGCCATTCAAGCGAATCGAGGATTATTGCTTTCACCAACCGGTTCTGGAAAATCATTGATTTTTTACATGCTTGTTCGTTGGATGCTTAAACATGACCGAAAGGTATGTTTGGTTGTTCCTTCAACAAGTCTTGTTGAACAGATGATTAGCGATTTCAAAGAATACGCAGCTAATGATGATAGTTTTGATGTCGTTGAACAGGTACATGGGCTTCATTCTAAGATCAAAACAACTGACCCGTATAACGATCAGTGTGTAGTCAGTACATGGCAGAGCCTTATCAAATATGATAAAAACTTATTTGAAACATGGGATGCGGTATTTGTAGACGAAGCTCATAGCTGTGTGGCAAAATCTTTGAATACAGTTGTTGGTGGTGCAATCAATGCACGATATAAGATTGGAATGACAGGTAGCTTGTCTAGTTGTGTTTGTCATGAATTTCAAATCACCGGACTGCTTGGTAGTGTTTACCAAGTAACAACAACAAAACAACTTCAAGAAAAAGGTCAGTTAAATCAGCTTGAAGTTTATATGGTTAATATGAAATATCCTGCAGCGGAGTCTAAGCAACTTTGGAAAGAAACCAAAGAGTTAAAGAAAACATACTTGGATGAGTTAGATTTTATTAACCATCATGTAAAGAGACAGTTGTTTATTCGTAACCTGGCTTGCAGCCTTAAAGGTACTACTCTGATTCTTTTCCGTTTGCGTGAACATGGTGAGTGGTTGTATAAATTGATTAAAGAAAAGGTTGGTGATCAACGTCCTGTGTTTCATATTGATGGGAAGGTTGATGCGAAAACACGTGAAGCAATTCGTACTTCTATTAACAAAGGCAACGAGAATCCAATCCTCGTGTTCAGTGTCAGTACTAGTGCTACCGGTTTAAACTTACCTAAGTGCGAGAATCTTATTCTATCACCAACAAAGAGCAAGATCACAACATTACAGGCGGTGGGACGAATTCTTCGTTTGGCTAAAGATAAAGGAACATCAAAAGTGTTTGATTTGGTTGATGATCTTCGTACTGGTCGTCGAATTAATCACACATACAAACATGCACAAGAACGATTGCAGATCTATAGTGAACAGGGGTTTGATATCGACTTCAAAGAAGTGCAGTTCTAGCAAGATGTAATCTTAACAAAATCTTAAATACCAGGGGACAATGCAGTCCCCTTTTTGTTTAACCTTTTATATTGGTCTGGTGTGTTTAAGTTTCTTCACAAACATTTTGATAAAATCGTTGGAACGTTGATCTTTCTTGTTGGATGGTTGCTGATTCTAGCCTCACTTTGGGATGTGTATCGAGTATGGATTTTCTTCCAGGTATTTGCGTGGCCAGAAACAATCATTCATGTGATTTGCACCCTGATCATCTGGATTTGGGGGTATAAAGTTTTTTCCCATAAAGAATGATTAAAGTGAAGCGCCACAACAGATTAAAGATACACAAAGCCCCTTAAGGGGCTTTTTTTTGTTTAATGTGTTGTCTTTTATTTGGTGAAGTTGTACAATATAATCATATACTTTAACGGGCAATGAAAGCTCGAAAACTATAATGGAACGTGATTTATTTGATGAATTGCAGGATGCAATTGATCCTGTTAATGCTAACAATGAGGATATTGTAGAAACTGAATTGGAAGAACAAGATAAAAAACCAATTCGACGCAGAGACGGTAAACTTGTTGATGAGGACGGGAAAACGTATGAAGATGTTTGCCGTTCAATGGGTCTTAAAGTACCTGAAAAAGGACACTATGTCGACAATGAAGAGTTGTATGCACATATGGTCAAATATTGTGAGGAACGAGACAAAGCATTAGCTGAAGGGCGCGAAAAGCCACCAGTTGATGACTTTATTGGGGAGTGTATTATGAAGATTGCTACCCATCTTAGCTTCCGACCAAACTTTATCAATTATAGCTACAGACAAGAGATGATTAATGACGCTATCGATAATTGTCTGACATATATCGACAGTTTTGATCCGAAGAAGAGTAAATCTGCATTCTCATATATAACTCAGATATGTTGGTGTGCGTTCATTCGACGTCTTAAACTTGAGAAAAAACAAAATCTAATTCGTGGAAAGCTAATGATGATGTCTCCAATTACAGACACAATGCATCTTGATGATGATGAGGATGGTACCAATGTGATGAACAATAGCACGATTCACACATATATGGAGCTTGCTCAAGAAGAGGAAGATAAGATCGCAGCAATTAAGGCTGAAAAGGCGGCTGAGAAAGCAGCTCGTAAAGAAGCAATGCGTGAAAAGACTGCGTTGGAAGAATTTTTCGTCTAAGAATAGACACTAGAAGGAGTGGTGAAAGGCAACTTTCACCATTTTATATATGGATTTTAATATCCCTCGAAACGTCGAATTGTTTTTGCAAAAAGTTAGCAATCGTTATCAAGTTGTCCAATTGCGATTCATAAAAGCATTTTTGAAACAAGAAGATGGTAGTATACAAAAGTGGTTTGATGATGTAGGTGTTTCACCATTGGTTGTTTTTTATTTGTGGAGAGATCTTCAGACAACAAATATTACGTGGCCAACCTGTGCTGTTTGTGGGAAACTGATCAGTGAAGAGTATATTGTTAAAAACAAAAAGGTTAAGAGATGTTGTAGCCGTTCGTGTTATGCATTAGATCCTCAACGTCTCGAGAAAGTTAAACAAACATCTTTAGAAAAATATGGAGTTGAGAATCCCTTTCTCAGCGTTGATGTCGATGAAAAAAGAAAAGACTCCTTAATAAAAAAATACGGATCATTATCACCCACTGCTGATTCAAATGTTAGAGAGAAAATTAAAACGACTAATATGGAAAGGTATGGTGGAAGCTATCCGTTCAGCAGCGAGCTTATCCAAATAAAAGCAAAACAAACCATCATTGATAGGTATGGTGTGGATAATGTGGCTAAGCGTGATGATATTGTTGAACTGCGTGCTCAAAGTGCTCGGTTTAATAACTTTGAACATTATAAAGATATGGTTAAAAAACTCCACAATATTGAATTGTTAACCAGTCGAGATCATTTTGTTACTGATCATCAGATTGAGTTTAGGTGCTGTGTCTGTAACCATCTGTGGAAATCTGAACGCAAGGTTGCTCAACGGGTAATATGCCCAATTTGTAGCGCAAATCGATTTACCAGTAATGGTGAATATTCTCTATTTGAGTACATTCAATCGGTTTATTATGGTCCAATTGATAGACACAATCGTACAATTCTTGATGGACACCAAGAATTGGATATTTTTTTGCCCGAGAAACGTATTGCTTTTGAATACAATGGCAATTGGTGGCATAATGAGTTATATTGTGATGCAGGGTATCACAATAAAAAGACGGAACAATGTAAAGCAAATGGGATACGGTTAATTCATGTGTTTGAAGATCAGTGGTTGAACAAACAGTTTCAAATTCAATCTATCATCAAATCTTCTCTTGGTTTATACGACCGTGTGATTTATGCTCGACAATGTAATGTGGTAGCATTATCGTCAAGTGAATTTCGAAAGTTTATTGAAATAAATCATCTAGGAGAACCTATCAATGCATCTGTGAGGATAGGGCTTGAATATGAAGGGCAAGTGGTGGCAGTTGCTGGTTTTGGACGCAGTCGATATAAAAAGGGCGAAATTGAATTGTACCGTTTTTGTAACAAAGCCGGAGTTCGTGTTGTTGGTGGGTTAAGCAAATTGATGCATCATAGTGGTTTTGATGCAGTTGTTAGTTATGTTGATTTGTCACATTTTACTGGAGACGGCTATCTTTCATCAGGATTTGAATTGATTGGAAGAACAAAGCCGAATTATCGATACACAAATGGTAAAATGTTGATTGATAGGCTGACCTGTCAAAAACATCGTCTTCCTTCTCTTTTAGGAGATGAATATGATCCAGCTCTGACTGAGGGGGAAAATATGGCCAAAATTGGATTCTATAAAATATATGATTGTGGCAATCTTAAGATGTTGTGGTCGGCCAATAAACACTAGAGGTTGTGATGGAAACTCACCAACACTATAGTGGTGATTTTTGAGTCATTTTTCGAAGACAATTAGTGTGTCGAATGAACTGCCACAGATATAACGTCTGTGGCGTTCTTAACAAAGCTAGTGACTGTCACTAGCAAAATTAGAGGTATATTTTTGATGAATACTAAGATTATTGCTGCCGCAGTGGCAGGTGTTTTTGCTGTTGGTGCTGCAGTAGCTGCCGACGTTAATGTTTATGGTAAGGTTGACCTTGGCGTACATTACAAGAATGTTGAGCATGGTGAGTTCGGTGGTTCAACTGATTCATTCTCAATTGAAAGCGGTCAGAATTCCGCTTCTCGAATTGGGATCAAGGGTACCGAAGATCTTGGTAATGGCACAATCATCGGTTTTCAGTTAGAACAGGGTTTCAATGCCGATAGCGGTGAATTTGCTGATGATGATCGTGCATTCTCTCGTGAAGCTCGAATGTTTGTACACAACTCCACATATGGTGAACTTTCTGTTGGTCGTATGGGGGCGCTCGATAGTGGCAACGGCACGTACGGTCTGATGGGTTCTGCTGGAGCGTTTGGCACTGGTTGGGGTACCGTTGGTGCGAACACAACCATTCTTTATGGTATGAGCGGTGGTCGTTTCGATAACACTATCACGTATAAGTCTCCTGAATTTGGCGGCGTCAATCTTTATGGTCAAATGTCTTTAAAGCAGGATGCTAAGGAAGATGGCAAGGAAACGTCCTCAGAAGTCAATCGGTATTATGCAGTCGGTATGACTGGCAGGTTTGGTGCTGCTGATGTTGGTGCCACGTTTGCAATCACTGATTACGCGAATACTGAGTACTCTGAACTTGCTGAAGACAATGGTTATGCTCTAACAGGTTACTATCGTCACAATCTTGGCGAGATCACGCCAGTCATTGCGGTGCAGTGGTTCGATCATGCCAAGCAGAGTCGTTTTGATGATGACGGCAAGCCAGTGACGCTTGTCTCCGAAACTGCAGGTGCCGATGGGTTTGGTGTCGTTGGTGGTGCTACGATGGAAATCGGTGGTGGTACCGCCATGATGCAGGTTGGTTATCGTCGTGCTGAGTATTCAACACCAATGTTTGCAAACGGCTATAATAAGGCTTGGGACGCAGTTCAAACTGCAGTTGGTTATGAATATTCACTTTCTAAGCGCACCAAGGTTTATGGTGGTGCAGGCTACACATGGGAAGAACAACATGGTGTGTGGACCAGCGACAATCGAGCTGCTGAGGTAGTGACTGGTATGGTTCACAGTTTCTAAGCTGGTTTGATGGCTTCTTAACGTAGTGACTGGTTTGGGGCAGCAATTAGCTGCCCCTTTTTTTGTTGTCTTTTGCCTAGAGATATGTTAGAGTGAGTGAACTACCACGATGGTAAACCA